TATAGCACACCGCCTGCTTCTTCAAACCTCCTCGTAAGGCATACAGCCTTACTTCGTCGGCTTTCATCGCATTCGGCGCACTCTACCCATTTTCTCTTTTCAACCCGGTTTTTAGAGGTTCCCATAACAAAAACCGGGTTTTCTGCCCGGTTTTTCTTTCGCGGTACTTGACATTACGCCCTTGTTGTGATAAAATAAATGATATCCGGGGGTGTAGCTCAGCTGGGAGAGCGCTTGCTTCGCATGTAAGAGGTCAGGGGTTCGAATCCCCCCATCTCCACCATAATGTCAAAGAACCGCATTGCAATGCGGTTCTTTTGTTTTAATCCCCGAAAAATCCCCGAATTATCGCAAAAAAAATTCTTTACGCACAAAAAGATGTCCTGCAATGTCCTTGAAAAAAGCCGCCGAATATGCTATTATATTTTCAAGGGGTGTTGCCCAAATCGCTCCTTCTTTGCATAGGAGACAGCCATTCTCCTTAAATGGACCCAGGGCGTTTGTCCGGGGCTTCTTTCTGAAAACTGCAATAAAAAACGACCCGAAGCGTTCAATGCCCCGGGTCGTTTGTCTTCTCAGCTGTTGGGAAGCTCCATTATCTCGTTGTAAAGGTCTGTCGCGACATCATTTCCACCAAGCGCGTGGTAAGCCTTGTACGCTTTGGCGAGCGCTTCCCGGGCGTATATGGGACACTTCCCGCGCTCGGTGTACTTCTCGTGCGACCGGATTATCTCAGCTCTCAGCAGACACTGCACGCCTGCCTCGAGCTGCTCCGTGCGTTCGTTTCTGCGGTGCTTCCTGGTAGTCAGACTGGTAAACGCAACGTTCGCAAGCGTGACTGCAGCGCCGATGAGCGCTACTATTATCTCAGTGTTCATTCGTCAAGTCCTTTCAGATACAAATTCTCGAGTTTTTTCAGAGCCGACCTGCGGAGCAGATACACGCGCCGAATGCACATAAACGTCTTTTCCGCGATTTTGTCCCACGTTTCACCGGATATGTAATACCTGAAAATGACCGCATGCTCTTCCCCGTGAATGCGCTCAATGTATCTGAGCGCCCTCGCGCGGTAATCGACGAGCTTGTCGATACTCCCGTTGAGCTGCCTTTCCTCTGCCTCGAGCCTTTCAAGTATCTTCGCGGCGCCCTCGGCAGTTCCCCCGTACTTACCGAAACGCTCGATAATGCGGTGGAGCATGTCTATGTTTTCGATGTGTGCCTGGGAAACAAGTTCCTGCTCCCTGGCAGGCTGCAGGAGTTCGTCTACTATTCGCATTTTTCCCTCCGTCAATTTTTCTTATAGTGATAAACTGAATAAACCTTCTTATAAGTGTCAGTGATGACATTATCCGGCTTCGGGTAGTCGGAAATCTCTTTCAGCTTTGTCCCCTTGAATACGCTGTCCTCGGTCGCTTCAAGCAGGTCGTAGATACCGCGCCCATCCTCCTGCAGACCTAGGTCTGTTGTTGTGGAACTCCAGGTCCTGCTGTCGCTGTCGTAGCTGCTTTCGGTGTATTTCAGACCTACATTCCACTTGTATGCGCGACCGTCCACGAATTCAAGCTGCGCGCAGCTCTGGAATGCCCCCGCGCCAATGGCGTACTTGCCGCCGTAGGTCGTGGTTCCCCCGGATTCAGCCAGGTGGGAAACAAGGCTCAGCGCCGTGAACCCGCACCCGGTGAATGCGCCACTGCCTATGGTAATTCCCGCACCCAGCTGAACCGAACTCAGGGTGGAGCACCCCGAAAACGCCAAAGCCGGAATACTTTTTAACGCCACCATGCTCGCGCTGGTGAGCGACAGGCAGTCCCTGAATGCACCCGTATCCACACCAGGATTATCGCTTATGCTGAGCTGCTTTAACGCGCTTGCCCGGAACGCCTCCCTGCCCACCGAAACAACGCCGGACGGGATAGTCACCTTGCTCAGCGCCGTCTCCGCGAACGCGTAATTGCCGATGGACAGCGCGCTATCCCCGAAAGAAACGTCCGTGATCCCGGAACCGGCAAATGCGCTCGCTGCGATGGTTGTAAGGCTCCCGGGGAATGCCACGCTGCCCAGGGACTTTGTATTCTGGAAGCAGTTTTCCGGAATAGTCGTCACGCCGTCCTCGACGGTAAGGTCGCTCAGCCTGGAACCAAAAAACGCGCTCTTGCCTACAGAGCAGTCCGAACGAAAAACGAAATCTGTTATGCCGGAGTTCATGAACGCGCTCGCGCCTACAGAAGCCAGTCCTGACGGCGTTCCCGGGGAAAACGTGCTGCTGCAGCCGCTGAACGCGCTGATACCGATGGAAGTCAGCCCGTCCGGGAACGTGATGTCACTCAGCGCCGCGCACCCCTGGAACGCGTAGTTCCCGATAGCCGTCAGCCCTGAGCAGTCCAGCACGGAAGCCAGCGAGGAACAGCCCTTGAACGTGTTGTTCTTTATCTCCGAAATTCCGGCAGGAATGTTTATCCCCGGCAGCGCCGAGCAGTTCTCAAACGACGCGATACTCGTCACCGAAGCGGGCAGAACGATATCCGAAAGCGCCGAGCACCCTGAAAAACTTCCTACATTTGTCAACTTGCTCGGCGCAGGGAACTTCACGCTGACAAGTTTTTTTGAGCTGTACACTCCGGTCGCGGTGGCATTACCGCCAATAGTCAGCCGTTCAAGCCCTGCGGAGCTTAATGCAATATTTGCCGCGCTATAGGTGTAGAATTCCTTCATGGTCGCAGGCGCACTTGTGGCGTTCCAGCCGGACACGTTCCGGGGAATGATGAGCGAGATTATTCCGGTGCGGTTCAGCTGTGAGAAACCAACGTTCTGCACGGTTTCAGGCAGCAGCAGGCTTGTTATCTTGTTCTGCTGAGTCCCGAACCCCCAGCGGATAGTCGTTGCAGCGTTGCCGAACACCAGCGTTTCGAGGTTCGGCAGGTCGTTCGCTCCGTAGAAGTTGACGATAGCGGCGTTGTCCGGGAAATAGATACGCGTGAGGTACTGCGCGGCAGCCGTCCCTATGAACGAGTTCTGCCCGGCGCCGATGCTGTCGCGACCAAAGTTTAGCGCGTCGGTCTTTATGGCGACTACATAGTCCCCGGCAGCGCTGTAAGTATGCGAAACAGTCGCGTTCGCGGTGCTTTCCTCGATGTCGGAACCGTCGCCCCAGTCCACGTATTTTTTCGCGGAGGAGGAAGCTATCATGTTCTGCGCGAGGGTGAGCTCCCCGGCAGGAAGCCCGCTGAAATGCAGCACAAGGTCGTCGTTCGGGGGCGTTTGCTCGCGAATTCCAGAGATGATGCCGGAAAGCGCCCCCAGCAGCCCACCCGCAGCGGTGAGCCCGGTCCCGTCCTGCGAAAGCAAGCACACCGCGAAATTATGCTTGCCCACAGTGAGGTTCATCGGAAAGATGTGCGGGACTACATGCTTCCCCGCAGGAAGATACTGCGCCGGCTTGAAGTCCTGCACCGCGCCGTCCACCTTGTAAATGAACTCAGCAGTCCCCGCGCCGGAAGCCGTGCAAAGCTGGTTCCCGCTGAAAAGCACGTCGCTGTCCGCACTGTCCACCGAGAAATCCACCGAAAGCAGCCCGCGTTCTATCTTGTCGTACTTCACCGCTGACTGGTTCGCGACGCGGAAAGTCGCGTAGGCGTTGCCGGAACCGTTGGCTTTCTTTTCAGTAGCTTCGGCACGGTTCTCGGAGTTTCTGGTCTGGTTCTTGCTTTCGGCGTCGCAGGAGATCTTCTCGACAAAGCCGTCGGAGCAGCTCACGGAAAGCTGCTGTTCCATCACGATCGCAGTCCTTTCTGTGCCGTCGGCTTCCCGAACCGTGAACACGTCCCCCGGCTCCAGAATGTTTTCTGCGGGCATTTCCAGCGATATGGCGCTGTAGCTCAGGTTCCCGAGCTTGCCCCAAGCATATTCGGATATCGCTACCGTAGCGAACGGATCGAACACCTCGACAACGCCCTCCGCGTCCTCGTCGTATTCCCCGGCGCTGTCGTCAATATAGATTTTGGTGCTGTCGTCCTTGCTGAAAAGCAGCCCGTTCACGGTGAAATTTTCCCCGCTGTCAAAGGAAAAGCAGCGCCCGTGCTCTATCGTTTTATCGACCGGCGTATAACCGCTGAACCTCAGTACCTCCGACGGGGAAAAGCGCGCATTCGCGCCGTGGCTTGCCGCTATATAGCTGATGATCTCGCGCGCGGTGTAGCCGTCGGGGGCTTTCTCGACCGTGATATCCTCGCAGGTGAAATCAGTCGTGAAGCCGAAGCGGTCGCAGATGTATTTCAGCATTTGCTGCATTTTGCAGGGGAATGTCGGCGCGGTCGCCTTGCTGGTGTCCACCCAGCTCATTTTCTTGCCGAGCCGGTTCATCATGTCGTATGCCGTGACTGCGGTCACGCCCTCTCTGGTGACAGAACTGTCAACGTAGAACGTGCCGAGCTTCGACCAGGGCAGCACCGGCGCCGTGCAGCGGTAATACACCTCTATTTTCTTGCCCTTGCCTCCGAACAGCGTGGTAGCGCTGGTCTGCAGCGTAAGCTTGTCGGACAGGCACGCCCCCAGCTGCAGCTTGTCGGAAATACTCCGCAGGACATCAATGCTGATGATGTCCCCGAGCCATAGCGTGGCAGGTTCTGCGGCATTGCCGTAAACCTTGACCTGGAACCCGAACTGCCGCCCTGCCCCCTGGACCTGCTCCAGGTATTCGCTTGTTACTTCCCGCATGTCACATCTCCTCGAAAGTCAGCGAAATGTCGCTGCACATAATGTTTTCACCGTCCGCGAAAAGCACCGGGGTCGGCAGTGTGTCGCCGTCGAGGTGCATGGTGTATTCCTTGTCATCGACCTGCACCTTGAACGTGATGGGGGTGATCACCTGCTTTATTTCCGTCCACTTTTCAAGGGTGATCATCGGAAGCTGTATCGCAATGCGCTTTTTTGTCAGCTCCGAAATGCGGTCAACGACAAGGGAGCCATTCAGCGTTTTGTTCACTGACTGGCTCCGGAATGTATCGTCGATACTCGGCGGCTGAATGAACTTGCTGATATCAAGCATGGTCGTGCCGTCGCCTATTTTGATTTTCATATGCCCTCCTAGAAATTGAACGGTGATTTGCCGGAACGCTTCGCCATCGCGTTGCAGTCCCGCACGCACGCCTTGCCTATGGTGAGGTCGTCGGCTGTGAGCGCTATCGTCATGTTTCCGAATGCGCTTTCTATCCTCTCGACCTTGCGCTGCAGCCTTGTTATCGCGTTTATCACGTCCGCAAGGTTCGTTTCGGTGGAAGCGGAAGTGCTTTCCCTGCCCGATGAAAGAACGCCTGTGAGGTCGTTTATCTGGTGTGCGGTCGTGGTCTTTCCGAGCACGTCCCTGCCGATGAGGGATTTCAGCGCGGCAGTCTGGTCGCTGTCCCACATGGTGGGGACGTATGAAGTCACGCTGACGACTGTGCTGTTCTTGCCCGAACCGGACGATGAACTGCCCTTTGTGGTCTTGCTGTCGCCCGTCGGGGTGTAGGATTTGAAAGCCACCGGCTCTATCGTCGGCGCGCTGGAAGCTGCAGTGACCGCATTCGCCTTTTCTGCGTATTCCGTGTTCTGCCAGGAAGCGCTGTTGTACTTCGTGCCGCCGGCTGTGTACCCGGCCTGCCGCGCGTATTCTGCGTTGCGCCAGCCGCCTGCAGTCTGGTTTCCGTTGTAGCTTTCCACAGCCTGCGTTGCCTGTTCCTCCGCGTCGTCTGCGGTGAAATCCACATGTTTCAGCGGCTCTATCTTTACGCCGAGCCAGCCGAACACGTTGTTTATGCCGCTGATGAAGCCGTTCACGATATCCAGGATACCGTTTACGACCAGTTCCGCTACGGATTTTATGTTGTTCCAGATACCGCTGAATATCTTCTGAACTCCCTGCCATGCCTTTTCCCAGTTGCCGGTGAACACGCCCGTGATGAAGTCTATCAGTCCCCCGAGCATTTCACGGATATTGTGGAATATGTTCTTGAAATAGGTGAACACGTTCCCCAGCATGGACGTGATGTAAGTCAGCCCGTTGCTGAGCGTGTTTTTCAGGAACACGACTATCTGCTGTATCAGCGGCATCAGCGGCGTCAGGATATCGTTTATCAGCATGAGCAGTTCCGATATCATCGGCGCCAGCGCTTCGGAAATGAGCTGCAGTATCGGGTCAATGAGCTGCAGCACCATGTCAAGTATCGGCAGCAGGATATCAAGCAGCGTCTGCAGGAGCGGCGTGAGCGCTTCCAGTGTCTCCATCATCGGGGGCATGAGTTCGTTCAGTACTTCTTCAAGCACCGGCATGAAACTTTCTGTGAGCCAGCCTATCAGCTGCTCGATTATCGGGAACATGCTTTCTTCAAACCACTCGGCAAGCTCCATGAACATCGGCAGCAGGCTTCCGCCGATGAGTTCCGTCAGCGGGGGAAGTATCGTCTGAATAAGCCCGGAAAGCACCTCTGTCACAGGCGTGATGAGTTCCACCAGCTGCGGCAGCACCGATGAAACAAGCTCCAGCAGCGGCTCTATCAGCGGCGTGAGATTTTCGAGCACCGGAGTTATCGCGTCCAGCAGTTCCGGTATCACCTCGTCAGCCATGCCGGAAAGCCCGTCGATAACGTCCGAGATAACCGGGATAAGACTGTCGCCCAGGGGCTGTATCAGCAGTTCCACCTGCCGCTGTAATCCACCCAGCGCGTCGGAAAGAGAACTGTAGTTGACTTCCTTTATCTCGTCCATTGCTCCCGCGCAGTCGTATGCGCTGTTGGAGATATCTCCGAGAGCCCTGACCGCGTCAGCGCCGAGGTCCTCCCACATGGTGCCGAAGAGGTTCACACCGGCTTCGTTCTGCTTTATCGGGTCGTCCATTTCCCCGAGCGCGTCAACCACCGTCTTGAATGCAGCCCGCGCCGTTTCACCGCCCTCAGCGAACTTCGCAGCGACGTCCTCGGCATCGAAGCCCAGCGCTTCAAATCCCTTTTTGGTGGTGTCGGAGCCGTCGATAGCGCGGATAGAGAATTCCTTTACCGCGTCGCCTATCTTGTCGAGGTTCCAGGCGCCGTTCTCTGCGCCCTGCGCGAATATCGTGAACATGTCGTCCGCTGAGAAGCCCAGCTTCTTGAACTGCACGGAGTACTCGCTGATATTGTCCAGCAGTTCCCCGGAGTAGTTCAGACCGTCCTGCGCACCCTTTGCGATGTAGTCGTATGCCTTTTCCGCAGAAATACCGAAATTTTCCGCCATTGCCTTTGCGGCGCGGGAACTCTCGTCAACGCCCATGTCAAAGGCGTCCTGCAATGCGTAGGCGCTTTCAGTAACGTTGGTGAGCTGCTGCTCATCGAGTTCACCCAGGTTCTGCGTAATAGTAGATACGCTCGCTGCAATGTCGTCGAAATTCTCGCCGAAGTTGTCGCCGTAAACATTGCTGATAACCTCGGCGTATTTTTCAGCAGCTTCCGCGCCTGCACCGGTGGCGGTAGTGGCGCGCTTCACGGCTTTGTCGAGGTCGTCCGCAGATTTCACGGCGGCAGTGCCTATCGCTGCGGAAACTCCGGCAACAGCTGCGGTTGCGGCTGCGGCTGCCTTGCCGATAGCCCCGAACGCTGCGGTGAGCTTTTCCCCAGCTTTTTTGCCTGCCTCGGTCGTCTTGTTTATGGCTTCGGTGGTAGTTCCTGCGGTTCGCTCAGCGGACTGACCTATGCTGTCGGCAGCTGCTTCCGACTGTTCAGCCGCATGATAAACTCGGTTCACCGCCGTGTTCAAATCCGTTTCAAGCTGTGAACTATCCGCTCTAATGCTAAAATTAACATCTCCGCCTACTGTCGTAAAATCACCCCTATTCCTTAGCCTTAGCCAACATCATATTGAACAGCCCGTCCCACCCGGCGCCGCTGTCGGAATTCCCACCGGTATCGGGCAGCCGGTAAAGCGTTTTCAGCTCCGTCAGTGACTGTATCTGCTTTGCGTTGCTGCGGGTGAGCGGGGGTATCTCCTCCGTGCGAATGCGCATGATACGGCGTATCGGCGTATCGTCCGGCAGACCGTCGAACAGCGCCTGGAATGCGCACCAGTGCAGCTTCCCCTGCTGCCGGACAAGGTCCATGCCGTAAGCCTGCCAGAAGGACGCATATATCTCCGCTGCGTCGAAATCGTAGTCAACGCACTTCTGCTGCGGTCTGCGGGAATTCAGCCGCCTGCGCTTCGGAGTGATGATATCTGCTACAACGCGCTGCAGCACCCGGTTCTGCATGTCGATGGGAATATTCCTGCGACAGTCCACGAGCCACGAAAAGCCCGCTTCCGTGACTTCCTCGGCTGTGCAGGACTTATCCTCCAGCAGAGAGAGGAAGCGCAGAACGCGGTCGAAATACAGCGTCAGCCGGAACTCCTGCCCGTCAACGGTGATACGGTCGGGGAATGTTTCGTAAAGCTTCAATGCAGTTTCTTCCCCTTGCGGTAAATGCCCCTGAGCTGCTCCCGGCGACGGGAAATGCACTCGTTCACGCGGGGGAGTATCACGTCATAAATGTACGGAACTATCGCAACGGACATCTCGATGTAATTCCCTTCGAAGAAACCGCAGATACGCTCTGCATTCTCTCTTCCGAAGCACACCGCGAACACCCCGCGGACTGCATTACCGTACTGCTCATACGCGGCGCTGTAGTCCTTGTCGCTGGCAGCCTTTTTCAGCGCCTGCTCAGCGCTCGTGATATCGGTGAGGTTCCTGCGGAATTCGCCCGCGATGGCGTCGATGTCCACGGTGAACTCAAGCTTCTCGCGGACTTCCCCCTGCTCGGTGCACAGTTCCAGCGTGTCGCGTATTTTCTCGGTCCTTTTTATCTGCATGGTATTCTCCTTTCAGAAAAGACCGGAGCATGCGCCCCGGTCGGTGTGTCTCTGTTAAATCGTCTTTTCCCCGGTGTCGTCCAGGGTGCCCGTTTCGACGGTGGGCTTGCCGTTCATGGTTATCACCAGCGTAACGGAATTCGGCGCGGTGGCTTCTCCACCTGCGATAGCTATCTGCGTGAGCGTTACCGGGCAGGTGATTATCTGCCCGTTGCGGTTCAGTTTGATGTCGGTAACTCTCGCGGCGCCAGGCTCCCACTGTATCTTGTCGAGGTAAGCGCACACGGGGTCGCTCGCCATGAAGTCCCCCTGCAGCGTAATCGTCGGCGCAAAGCCAGTCACCGTGCTGGAGCTGTATCCACCGTCGCTGAGGTAGGACGCGGAATACACGACCTCGTTCAGCGCGGTAGCGATATTCTTGAATGCGTTGCACAGGGATTTGTATGTCGCGCTCCCGCTTGCTTCGGGGGTGGTGTTGATGAACGCCTTTACGGCATGGTTCAGTTCAACGCCCGCGACCTTGGGTAATGTCTGGGGCATATTTTTCTCCTTTCAGTCGAAAAATTCGGAATTCGGAATTCTTAATTCGGAATTAATGTACCGCTGTCGCGGTGTATTTCCGATTGTATCCATTTTGAATACGTCGCGAAGCGACACCGCAATTCCGAATTCCGAATTCATAATTCCGAATTAAATCAAAGTCCGCAGGCTGACGGACAGCGAATATATCCAGTATTCGCCGTCCCTGCCTACGAATAAAGGCTCGCTGCGGACTTCTGCGTTTACCGCAGGCGCACCGAGCTGAGCCGTATCGCAGGCGTTGGCTATCTCGCAGAGGTAACCGTAAGCCCGCTCCTGTTTCTTAAATTTTGCCAGAATGTCGAGGGAAAGCGCCGCGCGCCGGTTTGCGAGGTCGAGAGAGGTGAACTCACGGGAACCTGTCACCACCTGCATTGCAATGCTCTCCCCGGTCGAAAGAAGCCCGACGGACGCCGGCTGCCCTGTTGTTTCCTCCGCAAAAGCCCGGAAAGCTTCGACTGCCTGTAACTGCGCCGTCATTTGTTCATCTCCCTCCTGAATGCTGCTTCGTATATCTCCTGCCATTCAGTACCGTGGTCTGACTTGGCGCGTTCGCACCAGTGAGAGCCTGCTTTCGGGTTTTTCAGCTTGTCGAATTTCAGCTGTACTTCCGGCGAAAGCCTGACTTTCGTCTGACCCTCCCGCGCCCAGGCAGAGCCGGTTTTCGGATCCACCATGAGAACGCCGTGGTACAGATACCGCGCATACGGAGTGCTCCACACAAGCTTTCCGTGCTGGATATCGCTGTGGATATTCGAACTGTCAACAAGCGCTCCCTGATCTTCCGGAACGTACTTGTTGCAGTCGTCAAGCACTGTTTGCGCGGTAATTCCCACCGCCTTATCTGCTGCAGCACGGATATTCATAGCTATCTGCGCGGAATTGATGTTGATACTTACAGGCACAATCCCACCTCCAGGTGATGTAGCTTCTGCTTATCGTAGAGGACTTCGACGGTTTCGACACGGTATCGCTTACCGTCGAAGTCGACTATGTACCCCGGCTTGAACTCCACAGTCGGCAGGCTGTTGCGGCAGTCGTAGAAAAGCGTTGCAGTCAGCGTGACTGAGCGGTTGTCCGGCGTGACTATCATCTTGCTGGCAGGCTCCACGCGGATATGCGTAAGCTCCGCAAGTTCGACAAGTTCCTGCTCCTGCCAGGAATTCTCCCGGGCTTCGTACAGCTTTGCCGAATGTATCAGCAGCGAACGCGGGATAGGTCTCATAGGCTCACCCCTCTGTAAAGCAGTCCGGTGGGCTCCAGCAGCGCCAGAGCCTGGGCGCACAGCGAATTCACCGCCGAACCTCCGGAACTGCCGGAAGAACCGCCGGAATAACTGAACTTCCCGAGGGACACCGAGCCGCCGTCCGTGGTTTCAGAAAGCGCCGGAACGCCGCCGTTTTCGAGGATAAATTCCGCCTGCGCACAGACCGCATTCTGCGCCGCTGTACGCCACGTTCCGGGCACGGTGGACACCGTATACCCCGAGGGGAATATCTCCCGGTCTACGATTATCTCCGCACGCCTGAGGGCGGCTGTAAGCTCCCCGGTATCAGCCCAGTCGCCCCAGTTCTCGGAGTAATACTCAGCCGTGACCGTCATGCTATCGTGATGTAGCCGACCTTTACCGCCTTTTTGTTGCTGTCCAGGTCGATTATCTCAACGGTGTCACCGACGGCGCAGGTTATCTCGGTAGTGCCGGAAACGAATGCAGCACCGCTGGTGAAGTCCTCGCCCTCGACGGCGCGCTTAGCCGGGTTCACACGGTAGCAGAAGCTGTCGGTAGCGCTTTCCGCGACGGTTATCTTGCACTTGCCGGAAGCCAGCTTGCCCTGTGTCAGGGTGAGCACGCCGAGCATGTACACCGCAAGTACTGCCTGCTTGCGAAGCACCTTGTGGTCGTAGACCATACGCCCCTGGACTGCGGAAGCGCCGATGTGCGTGCCGTCCTTGAGGTCGTTCAGCGCAACGGGGACCTTCCACTCGTTGACGCGGGTGGCGAACTTCGGGTGGCCAGCGATGAACGCAAGCCCGGCGGTGTCGTCGTTCCATTCGAGGACAGAAAAGCCTGCGATCTTGCCGACCGCACCGGTCTCCTTGACGTTCTCAGCCAGGTTGGAAGCGTCGGTGAACTGCGGACACTTCAGCAGAGCTGCATAGGCGTCGGGGGTGGCGAGCAGGTAGCGCTTGCCGTCGTTCGGTACGTTAGCCTTGGAAAGCTGCTTGCGGAGGTCAACCACCGTAGAATACACCGTAGAAGCGTCCACAGAGCCTATGCTCACCTTGGTGCCGCCGGCGAGCAGGCAGGTCGCGCCGTCGCTGTCGATGGTCTGGGCGCAGGAATAACCGGCGCTGTCAAGGCGCTCTGCGACCAGGTTGTCGGGGACGGAAGCGGCGTCGTAGCCATCTATGAGTTCGTTGACGAACTTGTCCTTTGTGATGGGAAAAGTCTCGTATACAGTCACGCCGGCGCTTATGTCGCCGCCCTTAACGGGGTCATAGTCGCCGACCTTGACCTCCTGGTCTCTCACGGGTATCTTGACGGCGCCGGACTTTGGGTCGCCCTCATAGTCGTTGTTGAATACTACGCCGTCCTTGAGTACGTTGTCCTGGCGGAGCTTCGCCATAACAAGGGCGGAGTAGCGTTCCTGATGTTCATGCATAAATTAAATCTCCTTTCAGATCTTGATACCGGGGTTCTTTGCAAGGAAAGCGGCTTCTACGCCTGAGCAGGAAGCACCGCCATTCCCTCCGGGAACCCCTGTTGTTGTCGGCGCTGACGTTCCCGCAAACTGGGGGGCGAGCGTCGCCTGCGGATACTTCTTCAGCACCTCGTCGATTGCCTTTTCAAGCGGCATGTCGTCGCTGACTTTAAGCGAAGCCAGCGCTACTACGTCGTCCGCCGCGTCGGGCTTTACGCCCTTTGACGCCGCCAGCAGCTTCGCTTCAAGGGCTGCAACCTTCTTTTCGGCTGCGTCCGCGCGGTCTGACTGCACCTTGATAGCTTCCGCGGACTTCTGCTCTGCGGATTTCTGGTCGTCCTGCCACTTGTGGAACGCCGCGAGTTCGTCCTTGCCGGGAAGCCCCTTGCGCTCGCGTTCAAGGCGCGATTTTATGAGGTCGTTGACCTCGTCCTGCGTGAATGTTTTTGCCGCCCCCTGCGCAGATTCGGGCGTAGATGTGGTAGGATCACTTGAAGGCGACACTCGCCCTCCGGCGGTCTGAGCGCCGCCCTGCTCCTGTGTTGCCTGAGTTGTCTGTGTTTCGTCTGCCATAGTTACCTCCGTTTAACGTCCGTATGACTGTATTCCGCGCGGGCTTTTTACGTCATCAGCGTGTTTCGGACATGAAAAAAGCGCCGTGCATTGCTGCATAGCGCTTGATTATTCGGTTGTACGGTGAACGATTTGTTCACCGTTTGGAATGAAAAAGCACCCTGTTTGGTGCAGGGTGCTTAGTTTATTAAATCACAGTGTTCCGCGCTTGCGAGCGGCTTCCGCCTGTTTGAGATAGCGCTCATAGCTTTCCTTGACCTCTTTCGGAGCGTCGTCGTGAATAACGACTTTGCCGTTATTGATGTGCCAATATTCAGGAAACTTTGACCAATATCCGTCAAGCCTAGTCATAATCCACACGCCTCCTTCAATAGTCTGATAAACTCCCTTTACGGGCGGTCTGTTTCTATACCGAGTTCAATCAACGTTTTCCTGATTTCTTCTTTCTGCTCATCGCTAAGGTCGATGTGCGGCGGTGTATAAAGTTCATCAAGAATTAAATTATCACGATCGTCCATGATATCACATCTCCTTTACGGTAAACGCCTTAAGCTCCTTGCCTTTGGCATAAACGGCGTCAAGAGCTTTGTCGGCAGCGTATTCCTTGTTCCCTGTCATGCCTTCGTAATAATTATATACTTGATTATACAATTTGTCAAGGGCTTTGCCTATGTTTTCGTCATGTGCTATATTCTCAATGACATAAACCTTGCCATTATGACCCGCGATAACGCTTTTTTCGATTGACTTGTATACGATTTTCTCGGTTTTGTAATCGTATCCTATCGCAAGTCTGATGTCTGAATACGACGGTCTGGAACCGCCAGGGTGATTATGCAATGCAATAAGTCCGCCGTCATAATTCTTCAGAAACTTATCGCACTCCGGCGAATGTGCTACTCCATAGGGCGTATCAGAATTGTTTATAATGAATTTTCTCACCCCGGTTCTATTGTCTATATATGCAAGATCCTCAAAGGAAGTGCCATCCCTGTGGTTCATGATTGAAATAGCTTCATTCTTTACACTGGTATCAACAACCCGGCTTTTGCCTATGCCGTTATACTTTTCCGTGTATTCCTTTGTGTTGATTGCCTGAACATTCAGAGGGTGCTCGCCTTTGCCTGCCGTTTTAGCTTTTTCAATTTCGCTTTCATGCGCAGCAAAATCGGATTCATTCTGTTTCGGCTTCACGCTCCCGTAAGTCCTCACCCTGTCCGACCGATATTTCAGCCCGTTGCTGTCGCAGTAGGACTTCAGCGCCTTGTTCTGCTCCGTCATTCTCCGGCGGACTTCCTTTGCGCCCTCGGTATCGCCGGCGGCTTCGAGCATATCCGCCTCTGTCTTGGACTTGCGCACCTTTCGCTCAAGCTCACGCTGCTTGCAGACCTTGTTGTAGAGCTCCTTGTCCTCCTCGTCGTCATACTCGACCGAGGACTTCCGGAACAGCCCGTCGGAAACCCCGCGCGGACGATGCCCGCAGTTTATCCCAAAAAGACCGTCAGGCTCGCCGAAGCTGGTCTTCGACAGCGGAATGACCTTGTGCTTCCTGCCGTTGATGTCGGTTATCTCGGTAGTTTTCCCGGAGCGAGAAATCAGCTTCCCTTGCCACGGGCGGCATTTCGGACGGCTGCCGGGGTGGGAACTCACCTCGAACACGTCCTGCCCCAGGCTGTCCATCGTCGAGAACTGCGCTTCCAGAGCGGTATTCTTCACCGTCGCCCGGATATCCATGTTGATGTACGCTTCCGGCGACCATTCCCGCCCCGACTTATCCACAAACGCCGGAATGCCTTTCTGCGCCATCTCGTGTATCGTCGTGCGGACTGCCTTTGTGCGGCTCTCTGCGCCGGAAACGACCGCAGCCGTGTTGCTGTTCAGAATATCAAGGACACCCTGCTTGTCGGCTATCTCAGCCTGCTCTCTGCGCATTTCCCGCGTCCACTTCTCCGCGACGGAATTTACCGCGCGCACGAACGTGCTCTCAGCCTTGTACTTCATCACGGTGTTGACCTGATTGTACACGTCCTTAGCCTGGTTGCGGTAGTGCCTGACGGCGTTCGCGGCGCTCTCGGCGAACCGCTTATCATGCCACATGCCCTGAATTCCGTCCTCGGCAAGCGTATCATCTATCGCCTGCCGGACGGTTTCCGCAACGTCCCCGGGAATGCCTTTCGTACCCGACGCGATGATTTTGTGAGCGTCCTGACGGAGCATGCCGTGCTTCGCGAGCTGTTTTATCTGCCACTTGCTGGCTTCGTTCAGCTGGTGGTCGTCGTTCAGGGAGATCTGCCGCACTATCCGCACAAGCAGGCGTTCCTCAACGCTCATGTATGCGTCGGCGATGGGGGCGGCGAGGTTCAGCGCTTCGAGGGCGGTCATGCTTCATCACCGCCGAAGAAATCCGCCATACCCCCGCCGCCTGTTTCCTCCGACATTCTCGCAAGCTCCTCCCGGGCGGTGACTTCATCGCACTTCTGGACTTCCATTATCGCCTTGACCTTGGATTTCAGCCCCGCCGAAACCAGCTTGATATTATTGTCTATCAGCGTGTTGTCGTCGATGATGATGTTGTCGTTCCAGCCGACGGTTACGCTGTATTCCTGCTGCGAAACCGCGCCGGACATCACGCCGAGCTGCACCAGCGCGTGAACGACCGTTTCTATTGTTTCCGTGAGCAGGTTCTTGTTGTTCTTGACGGTGCGCGCCGTCTTGCTTTCCTGCGAGATTATCTCCGTCGCCGTTTTCATTCCCTGCTGGACGTCAAAGCTGAACGTCCCGGCGGACAGCCCGGTCTGCATGCACAGAATATTCAGATACGCGTTGATGGCGCTGACGTGCTGTTCTATGCGGAGTTCGGTGGTGTTGTCGGTTATCTTGAGGTTCTCGCCGTCCTCATGCCGCAGCGCTATGAAAGCCTCGTCGTCCGCGTCGAAGTACCGCACCGGCTCAGCCTTTTCGGGGTCGATGATGGTCTGCACGCAGGAACTCGGCACGATTATGCGCTTCTTGCCGAGAATGAACTCCCGCTGGAAGCTGTCGAACACCGTGTCGAGCGCCCGGAGCGTATCCGTACAGTTCGCGTAGACGGACATTCCGAGGGGCGTGTCGTAGTCCGAATTGTTGCTGACGAACGGCCTGAAATACGCGAAAACAGGCGCACCGCCCTCGTACACGACCGGATTTTGCAGGTCGGGGAACATCTCCGCAAGCGGGCATTCCTCGCCGACCTCGCTGTCGGAAGCCGCCCTGAACAGCCTGAATTCCGACCTGCCCGGCTGCATGAATTCCAGCAGGTGGTAGTAATCCCTGCCTTTGGTGTAAGTCCCCGAAAGTATGCCGGAATGCACGCCCGAGCCGTCCCAGCTCACCGGGACGAACCTGTCGGCGGTGATGTAGTCTATCCTGGGCTTCCCGTCGGAGAGGTAGCATTTCAGCACCGCGCCGCCCATCGCGTAGGACTTGCTGAGAAGCTCCGGCAGCTGCTTCCAGAAGCCGTTTGCATTCAGCGCGTCGTTTATGTATTTCTGATATTCCGGGCTGTCAAGAGTAATCTCGCACTGCTCTGAGAACGTCAGCGCCGCGAGATTATCGCACAGTACCTTTGCCATGTTCAGCCGCAGGAGCTGGCGCTTCCCCCGGGAGAAAAGCCCGCCTTTTGCGACCTGCTCCCAGTCCGGCTCGTTGCGGTAAATTCTCAGCCACTTATCTATGCAGGCGCTGTAATATTCCGTGCCGCTGAACTTCTGCCCGAATGCGGCGGCTATGTCATTTGCGTTCATGTGTTCCTCCAAATTCTATGAGCCGGTTCGCGTGCGGCTCCAGGGCGTATTCCAGCGCGTCCAGGCTGTCTATGTTGGTCGTGCCGTCGTCAAGCCTTCTGTCCTTGACCGGGGACTTGCTGTCCCAGACAGCCTCTGACAGCGCCGCAATGGTGTGCTGGCACCGTCGCAGGATAAAGAACCTGCCCTGGCTCATGAGCATGTCACAGAGGCGTATACGGTCGATTATCTCGCCCTTGCGCGCGTTGCGGACTTCCACCGGAATGCGCCTTAAATACACCTCAGTACGAATGCCCTTGATGAGCGTGGTTTCCGCGCTGTCGCACCAGATGGAAGCCGCCCTGCACTGCCCCTGCGAGCGCTGAACGAAGCCGCAGACGTCGTCCGTAAGTGTTCCGGGGTCGATTATCTCCTTGCGGTAGTACTCGTCCAGAATGACGATACTGCGGTAGCCCCGGGTAATCCCCACAAGACAGCCAGCGTGCGCCGAGCCGTTCCCGCCGAAGTCAAGCCCCATCGTGCCGATGAAGATATCCGCCGGGAAATCGTCGAGAATGAACCTCTCCGGGTCGTCGGCGAACTGGCGGTAGATAACGCCGTCGGCGGACTTCCACTCACCGAGGATATACCGCTTGAAAAACACGCCGGTGTACATGCCCCGGTAGCGTTCCTTAACGGCTTCGGACAGCGACAGGTTGTCGTCCATCGTGAAATGGAGGTACAGCAGGCGCTTGTCCGCGCGCTTATCTATCCAGCCTGTCTTGAACCAGTGCGAGGGGCTTCCGGGATTGCAATTGAACCAGAATTTCGAGCCGTCCACGGAGCAGCGCCCCGTCGCCTGATTGACGAAACTTTCCGGCATGAGCGCGACCTCGTCAAAGAACACCCCCGCGAGCGTGATACCCTGTATCAGGTCCTGGGAACGCTCGTCCTTGCCGCCGAAAACGTAGAAGTAGTTTTCTATGCTGCCGCGCCGGACTATCACAAGGTTCTCTGTGCGCTGTTCCGAAACGGAATACCCCCGGGAACGCAGCATTAATTTCAGCCAGAACAGCACGTTGCGCCGGAACGAGCCGATAGTCTTGCCGCACATCGCGAAATTGCAGGCGCTGAATTCCGACATAGCCCAGATAACGAAGCCCAGCGACATCGCGACGGACTTCCCGGAACGGATAGCGCCGTCGGCGATAATGCCGTTGTAGTCCCGCACCGGGGACGAACGGCACCACCAGTTCAGAACTTTCCGCTGCTTCTTCGAGAACGGTCTGAACCTGAATACTGCTTTAATTTTCATCGTTCCAGTCCCCCGCAGCAGAGCCGTCCAGCGCCGACAGGAAGCCGTCGTCCGGTGTCTGCTCCTCCTCGCCGGAGAGCTTCTTTTCCTGCAGCGCGACCTGCTTCTTCTGGAGCTTCACGCGCTCCCCGGAGCTGCCCTCGCCGATAAGGTCGACTATCGCATTGAACGCCTTGGTGTCCCCGAGCGCCGCCTGCCGTACCATCGCCGCGACTACTGCCGCGCCGTAGGTCGGGTCATTACAGCCCATGTCAATAGTGCGGTTGTATATCTCGTCGTTCACGATATCGCCGGAAAGCAGGTCGTTCATCAGAGATTTCAGCGCCTTTTTCCTGCGGCGCGTTTCACCGGATTTTCTGCCGCCTGCCTGCCGGATTTCTCTCTGTTCACTCTCTGTTCGTTCAATGAACGGCACTAAATTCTTGTCATTCAATATCACCACCTGCTTGCATAGAAGAAGCCCCCGGGCATTGCGCTCCGGAGGCTCTGTATTATTTTCTAGGGATACGCTGATTAAAGCGCAGCGTATCAAATTCAGCCGCGTGAGTATGCT